GCATAAAGAGAGTAGTGTTCGCATAAAATAATGATGATCATACTCCGGTGACCTACGGGCCCGGGGTTTTTTATTTAGGTGATTATATGGATAAACATTTTTCCACAATCGAAGATCAGATATTAAAATTGGACTCCAGAGGACTGAACGTATCAGACCCTGGGGTTAAAGACATACTTGAAATGGAAAACTACTATAATGTAGTTAATGGTTACAAGGAGCTCTTTATTGATAAAACATATACTGGTCCTGATGAGAAGTATAAAGCTGGAGCTCATTTTAGTGAACTGTTTAGCCTCTATTCCTTCGATCGTGAGTTAAAGAATATCTTTATCAAATACATTTTAGAAATNGAGAATAATGTAAAGACTGTTATTTCCCATGATTTTTCAAAGAAGTATGGACATGACAACTATTTGAAGATAGCTAACTTTGATATTACTGTTAAGCCNTGGGANAAGAAAAAAACAGCAGCCCAAAAGATCGGTGATGTATCAGAGCTCATAGCTAATGTTCAAAGAGACATATCTAGACAGCTNTCNAAAAATAATCCGATGATCTCACATAATATGCTAACTTATGGATATGTTCCTTTGTGGGTTCTAGTAAACTCCTTAACGTTAGGGATGATGAGTCATTTCTACAGCTATTTAAAACAGAAGGACCAAAATGATGTAGGACGGAAGTTTAANCTTAGGCCAGACGAAATGACCAAAATTTTGTTTGTGCTTACCATNTATAGAAATGCATGTGCACATGATGAAAGATTTTATAATTTGAAGGCGTTAAAAAACGATACAACGCCTAATATGATCAAGACAAATGCTCTTCATCATAAATTGATGATACCAAAAGACTCAAGCAATAANCCTGTATTTGGAAAGAATGATTTNNTTGCAATTGTNATNATATGNAAGTTGATGNTNAAGACGAATTCATTTGGTGGATTTGCAGATTCTGTAAAAAGAGAAATTGATGTGTTGTCAGGAAAACTGTCTACTATCACCATCGAAAATGTACTTGATGAAATGGGATTTCCATCTAACTGGTACGATATAAAAGATTTATAAGTCAATAAAAGATCAATGCCAGCACCTTAAGAAGGTTAGCTGGCTTTTGTTTTTCATGAAAACAGCAGTTTATTTACCAATAGATCATGAAAAATAGCGGAGAATATCACTCAAATATTTACCTATATTATGGAGAATTGAATAGAAAATCAGCTGAATTATGGAGCTCATCTCTTTGCCGAGGTGGGCTCTTTTTTTTATGCAATCACCTCCATTAATTGAATAATTCTTGAGCAAAGTCAACCCCGAATATGCTCAATTTAGGCCATATCTCAAAAATATCTCGCTATTTTGCATATATTTTTATCCATCTCGTATCAAGGCGGTGATCCATCATCTTCTAGCCAAAGACACCATTGATCATAGAGTGATGATGGCACTTGATAATAAAGACACTGGTCAAAATGCTTTGATCGAAGCAGTAAAAGCCAGAATAGAAAACTTGAGAAACGGAGGATAAAGAAATGAGTGTAAATAAATTTAATGCTGAAGGCTATCATGACCCAACGGTCTTTGAGGCTTTAACCAATATTGAAAAAGAAGAGAAGCAAAGAAAGAAAAAGAAGATCGTGTTCATCTGCAGTCCCTTTGCCGGTGACATTGAAGGAAACACCAGACGGGCAAGACGGTATGGACGATTTGCAGTGACTGAAAAAGCAGTACCCATCATTCCACATTTGATGTACCCACAGTTTCTTGAGGAAGATGATCCTGAGGAACGACAGCTGGGGATTGACATGGGACTCATACTCTTAAGCAAATGTCATGAGCTTTGGGTCTTTGGGAACAGAATCTCATCGGGGATGAGTGTTGAGATTGCCAGAGCTAAGAGGTGGAACATACCAATCAGATATTTTACCAATGAGTGTGAAGAAACGGGAGGTGTCGGCAAGTGATGGAGAAGCAATGTTTTGCATATAGAAATGGGAAGTGTAAGGCTTTGAAGGTTAATAAGTGTGAAGGTGAAAGCTGTTCATTCTTCAAGACGAAAGCCCAAGCGGATGAAGACCAGAAGAAGGTCTTTAGAAGAATTAACTCATTGGATCCTGCGACAAGAAGAAATATCATGGATCTTTATTACGGAGGAAAGATGAGTCTACTAGACGAATTGGAGGTGGACTGATGAATGCTAAGGAATATTTATCACAGGCTTTGTGGCTTGACCAGATGATATTAAGTAAATTGGAGCAGTTGGAAACACTGAAGAGTCTATCTATGAAGGTTACATCAAGTTTTGCGGAAGAAAAGATTTCAGGTGGCAGTGTTGAGAAGAGCAAGATGGAAAGCACCATTGTAAAAGTTATTGATCTTGAAAGTGAAATCAACAATGATTTCATCCGATTGATTGAACTTAAGAAAGAGATTCAAGATACCATTAACAGAATGGATGATATCAACCAACAGCTCTTACTTGAGCTTCGATACCTCAGCGGGAAAGGCTGGGAGGAGATAGCGGCTTCCATGGGTTATGATCCTAGAACTGTTTATAGAATTCATGGGAAAGCATTAAAAGAATTCGAAAGGATGAAAATGTGTCAGTAAATGTCAGTGAATGTCAGTAGGCACCCATGTTATAGTATATGTTGTAAAGGTATAGAAAATTCAAGAACACCATATGCTGTAGCATACGCCTAAGCTATATCGATTTGAATCTTAGGAAACGCAGCATTCTTGGATCAAGAGCTCTGGTTGATGAACTGGAGCTTTTTCTATACCTTTTTTCAAGAATACAAATGGGAGGTGAACTTGATGCCCTGGAAACCAAAGAGCATCTGTAACTATCCTGGGTGTCAATCACTGACCCATGATAGATATTGTGAGCAGCATAAGAAAGAAATGACGAGGGTCCAGAACGATAGGACTTCAAAGATGTACACCTACCAATGGCGAAAGGCCAGCAAAGACTTTCTTAAGAAGCATCCCTTGTGTGTTTACTGCGAGAGAGAAGGAAGACTCACTCCGGCAACTGAGGTGGACCACATCAAACCACACGGTGGTGACCGGAAGCTCTTCTGGAACAAAAAGAACTGGCAACCTCTCTGTAAAAGTTGTCACTCCAAGAAGACTGCGGAAGAAGATGGAGGCTTCGGTAATTTTCCTAAACCTATGAGGGGGTAGGGGGTCTGAATCTCTACAGAAGGCTTCAAACGACAACGCGCCAGGGTCTTTTGTGAAAAATCGCGAAAATCGTAAGGGGGGTATATCCCAGACTTTATGCGCTATATTCATAGGGAGATAAACTCCTATAAATCGCATGAATAATGGGTTGTAGCGTTCTATGATTAGTTAAGAAGTTCAATCAAAGTGAATCCGTTACAACCTTGAAAAAGGAGTGTTTTTCTAAAATATTTTATAAGTTTTAGCCTATAGACCCCGGTCTAGGGCTTTTTTAATGCCAAGAAACGGAGGGAATCTGATGAAGCAAGACATGATTATAAGAAAAGTACCGGTGACGGAAATCAACCCAGCCCAGTATAACCCAAGGAAAGATTTGAAGCCCGGAGATCCGGCTTATGAAAAGCTGAAAAGGTCCATGACGGAGTTCGGATATGTGGAGCCAATCATCTGGAATGAAGAGACAGGCAATATCGTCGGGGGCCATCAACGATATAAGGTGCTGGTGGCAGAAGGGCATACAGAAGTGGAATGTGTCATTGTTAAGATGAGCCCCGAAAGAGAAAAGGCTCTTAATGTAGCGCTAAACAAAGTAACGGGCGACTGGGAGTTTGAAGCTCTGGCTGACCTCATTAAAGATCTTGAAGCACAGGACTTTGATGTTACACTTACCGGATTTGATGCTGCCGAGATTGAAGATCTCTTCAGTCAGGTCCACGATAAAGACGCCACCGACGATGATTACGACGTGAATAAAGCATTGGAGGAAGCTGCCTTTGTTAAACCGGGAGATGTATGGCTCCTCGGGAGACATCGTCTTCTTTGTGGTGATGCAACGAAACCTGAAGATGTAGAAAAGCTCATGGACGGTAAGAAGGCCAATCTGGTACTGACGGATCCTCCATACAACGTGGACTTTGAAAGTGCCAGTGGCCTTAAGATTCAAAACGATAAACAAGATAACGATACTTTCTATAGTTTTCTGCTTGCAGCCTTTAAGAATATGGCGGAGCATACTGCACCCGGTGGCTCTATCTATGTTTTCCATGCAGATACTGAAGGACTTAATTTTAGGAAAGCCTTTATTGAAGCAGGCTTCCACTTAAGCGGCGTCTGTATCTGGAAGAAAAACTCTCTGGTTCTTGGCAGAAGTCCATACAACTGGATTCATGAACCGATTCTCTTTGGATGGCTAAGAGGTGGAAAGCACAAGTGGTTCACTGGAAGGTCTGAAACCACTGTATGGAACTATGATAAACCAAAAAAGAATGGTGAACATCCAACGATGAAGCCGGTGCCGCTTCTTTGTTACCCCATCAAGAACTCATCCCAGGTCAATGGGATAGTCATGGACCTATTTAGTGGAAGTGGTTCTACACTCATTGCCTGTGAACAGATTGATCGAATTGCTTATACACTAGAGCTTGATCCCAAGTACGCCACAGTCATTGTAAAGAGGTTTATTGAGCAGGTCGGGACAGACGATGATGTGTATGTACTTCGTGATGGTGAAAAGGTTCATATCAGTAAAGTTGAGAAACCATCGGAAGTTTAAAGTGTATAAATAAATACAGTATTTTCCTCATTATTAACTTGCTATATATCTTGTTTAGAGTGATATATGTACATGACCAAAGAAACACACCTAAATGAGAAAGGGGAAAATACCATGGCAAACAAGGATTTTTTAAAGAGCAACTTCGGCATCGAGATTGAATTCACAGGAATCACAAGAAGAAAAGCGGCTAAGATAGTAGCAGAGCATTTAGGCGGTAGCCTCGAGGAGCTTCACGATTACTACGGGACCTTTAGAATCACAGAACCGGATGGACGAAAGTGGAAAGTGATGTATGACGGAAGCATAACCACTCAAAAGAAATCAGGAGGACAGAAAGTTTCAGCTTCCAAAGAATACAGCGTTGAGTTGGTCAGCCCAATCCTAACCTACGAAAAGGACATGGCAGACCTTCAGGAGATGGTAAGAAAACTTAGAAAAGGCGGAGCTTTTTCAGAGCAGCAAAATTGCACTGGGATTCACATCCACCTGGATGGCAGGGACCATACACCAAGGTCCATCAGAAACTTCATGAACATCATCTACTCAAGAAACGACCTTTTATACGATGCCCTTCAGATAGAGCGACGAAGAATGCACTACTGCAAAAAGATGGACCAAAGCCTTGTGGAGAGGATGAACAAGAAAAAGCCAACTACCATGAAGCAGATTGAAGACATCTGGTACCAAGACTACAGCGACAGAAGAGAAAGACACTACCATGAAAGCAGATACCATTTTTTAAACCTCCACAGCCTTTTTAACGGATGCGGAACGGTTGAACTTAGGGGATTTAACGGAACACTTCATGCAGGTAAGATTCGAAGCTACGTAGCCTTAAGCCTTGCAATGAACCATCAGGCCTTGACCCAAAAGAGTGCCAGCAGCAAGAAGCCACAGATTGAAAACCCCAAGTTCTCCATGAGAACCTGGCTTAACCGAATCGGCTTCATCGGAGATGATTTCAAGAACTGCAGAGAGCACCTTTGCAAGCACCTGGATGGCAGTGCAGCCTGGAGATTTCGTACTGCCGCATAGATAAAAAAAGCGGCGCCTTCAAACCCACCGAGCGGGAAACCGCTCTTAAGGTGGTAGAAGGGTTCCCCTCGTCAAACAAAAGCCTACACAGGCGAAGCTAAAGGGGATAAACCGCTCTTTAAGAAAGGATGGAGTGATGATGAAAGTGGAAAAAAGACTTAACGTGGCCTATGGGTCCAATCTCAATCTCGGTCAAATGGCTATGAGGTGCCCAACAGCTAAGGTCTATGGCAAAGGATTGTTAAAAGGATACCGCTTGCTATTTAAAGGTCAGATGGAAAATGCCTACTGCACTATCGAGAAAAAACGAGGTGGTAAAGTTCCGGTAGTTGTTTGGGAGCTTGAACCGGAAGATGAAAAGGTACTGGATTTCTACGAAGGCTACCCGAGGTTTTATGAAAAAGAAGATGTGAAGGTCACCCTGGAGGATGGAACATCTATCACAGCCATGGTGTACATCATGACCGATAAGACTCTTGAAAGGATCCATCTCAATCTTCCAAGTAGAAGTTATCTAGAGACTGTGAAAGAGGGTTATAAGGCTGCCGGTTTTGATGAAGCATTTATAGAGGAAGCACTGGTCATCAGTGAAAAAGCCATTATGAAGTACCCGCCGAGTTTTCTGTAAGCCTTAGAAAATATACATCATTTCTCAAGATAAGACTTGCTATTATGTAGCTTTAGAGGCATATATGGTAGTACCAAAAGCAAACTAAAAGCAAGGAGGTCATTGGAATGATGATTCAGAAGAAAAACAGGTTTGAAAGCAGAAACGGTAAGGTTTACGAAATCGCTGGGAAGTGGGGTCGAGATTTTATCCTGGCACCCATTGAAGAAAGTGATGAGGAATGCCTGATCTACACACCTGGCGAGATGGAGGAATTTCTTGAAACGGGATATTTCAAAAGAGTGGGAGGGAAAAAGTCATGAAAGCATTATTCGGTAGAAAAGTGTGTGACCTAGTAGAGCTTAAAGAACTCACCCACCAAGCCATCAAAGAGGGAAAAAAAGGTCAGCCATACACTATCACGAGAGAAGTGATTTTAAAGGATGCAGAGTTTAGAGATTTTGCTCAGGATTTTTTCAAAGATCAGCCTTGGATTTCCCATGAAGATGGTGGGATGGACCAAGACGGTAAGATCAGATGCATCAGAGTCGTGAACATCGACACGGGAGAGAGAGTTCTGGTAAATACGGAAGGGTATGATTACCCACGGTATACTGGCCTTGAACTTTAGAAAACGAAAAAAGCAAAAAGCAGGCTTAGCGGCCTGCTTCTTTGATATAGGCAATACAATTATTGCAGATGAGTCTTTTTCCTTGAATTTACGAGTAACCTTTTTGAATTACCGCAGTATTGTACTACTTTGGCTCGCACTTGCCAAGGATGATGGTATCCTCACTGGTGAAGATCTCAAGTGGTGATTTCTGGTCGATGCCGAGAGTGTCTCTTAGTTCTTTTGGGATGACGATTCTGCCAAGCTGATCAACTTTCCGAACAATGCCTGTTGATTTCATTTGCACCTCCTAGGTTCTTACTACTATGGTATATGAAAGAAATTACCAATTCAATGGCAGAGCTTCCAATTCCAAAAATAAAAATACAATGCGTTTGAAAGACTATAATTCGAGATTGTTGGATGCACCTAAATACCCGCACTGAAATTTGAATGCGGATAATTAAGTGCAATTACATTAGATTATGTTGATAAATGACTTGATATATCTTGTGTTTAGAGTGATGTATAGAAGTACCAAAACGCAAGGAGGTATGAAAATGGACCGGAAAGAAAAGATCAAACAACTGGGCGAGCACTTTGGTGTCAAACCTAAATACTTAAGTGTTCCAAGCTTTGCCTATGAAATCAGAACTGAAAATGAAGTCTACACCATTAACAGGCATGGCGATATTACTAGAGGAGATGGAGAACCCATCACTATGGAAGAAATACTAAATCAACAAGTACACTCAGAACCACAGATTGATCAAGAACACAATGATGAAGTGCCAATGGATGAATTTGAATTTCAAGAAGCGCCTAAAAATGCAGAAACAACTAATCCGCTAGAAGAACTTGGTGGAATTGAAGTTAAGCTAAACTTTGAAGAGCATACAGCTGATAGCCTGAAGAATATCATCAACATGCTTTACAGCAAACAGCGACTGATCATGATGGCTTTTGAAACAGAGGAAGTCTTCATGGATGAAGGATTTGCTGAAGACCTAAACAAGCCAGAGATTAAGGATTTAGAGGGACTTAAAGAAGTACTTGAAGAACTGGGTGTAAATAGGTGTCCAGGATTTCAGATTGATTTTGATGAGAAGACGTTCACCTTCAAACTTTACAGTTCAAAATTGAATCCAGAAAGAATCAAGGCTTTTCAGGATTTATGTGTTCTCGTAGCGAACTATGCCAGAACCTTAAATCGTGCATCCTACAAACAAGCCCAAGACGATAACCCTAAGTATGCACTTAGAACCTGGCTGATCCGCATTGGAATGAATGGTCCCGAGTACAAGGAAACCAGAAAGACACTTCTTAAGCACCTTGAGGGAAGTGGTGCTTTCAGAAAGGTGGATGAAACCGATGAAACCTAAATGCAGACTCATTGGAGAGAACGGTAACATCTTCAATCTCATGGGGATTGTATCAAAGACCCTTAAGGAAGCTGGCGAACCTGAAAAGGCAGATGAAATGATTCAGCGAATAACCAAAGAAGCCAAAAGTTATGATGAGGCCCTGGCCATGCTGATGGAATATGTGGATGTGGAGTAGGAGGCGCGAGAGATGGATCGATTTTTTAGTCAAAAAACTTGTGACCGCTGCGGCGGTAGTTTAGAAGCTGGACGAATCATGTCCATGTTTAATGAGCAGTGTATCTGCATGAGCTGCAAGGATAAAGAATCCAAAGACCCTGAATACAAAAGAGCAGTAGAAGCGGATCATAAAGAGATTCGAAAAGGGAACTTAGGCTTTAAAGGAATCCGTGGGAAGTAAACTTAATGCATAAAAATTGCTTGATTTTATGCAGATAAAAATTGTAATGTGCAGAAACAATAGGAGTGATAGGGACTTTCAAATGAAGGTTCCTTTTTCTTTGCAGTATACGAAGGAGGTGAAAGTTATGGCAGGTAGAGGAAGACCACCAAAACCTACAGCGGTCAAAGAGCTGGAAGGTAATCCAGGGAAAAGACCACTGAATAAGAACGAACCAAAGCCTAAGCAGACAGCACCTAAATGCCCGTCATGGCTGGAACCGGATGCCAAGAAAGAATGGAGAAGGTTATCAAAAGAGCTAGAATCCATGGGGCTACTGACGGAGGTGGATATGGCTGCCTTTGCCGGGTACTGCCAAGCCTATGCCAGGTGGAAAGAAGCAGAGGAGTTTATCTCAAAACATGGATCCATCTTAAAGACCGCTTCAGGATATATTCAGCAGATTCCGCAGGTGTCCATTGCCCAGCAAAACCTAAAGCAGATGAGAAACTTCTGCTCCGAGCTTGGCCTTAGCCCATCGGCTAGAAGTAGGCTCAATATCAATAATAGCGGTAACACCATAGAGGGAGATGCCATGTCAGAACTTCTTGGAAACATCCCTAAAGCAGAAGAGCTCTTAAGACGGGATGATGATTAACCAATGAAAGGAGGGGACCAGATGCCTTATAGTGAAACTCATGCAAACCACGCCATTAACTTTATAGAACAGTTGAAGCTGACCAAAGGCAAATGGGCTGGTCAGCCTTTTAAGTTACTCCCCTGGGAGAAGGACCTGGTTAAGCGCCTCTTTGGAACCTTGAGGGAAGATGGAACCCGCCAGTACAGAACCGCTTATTTGGAAATTGGAAAGAAGAATGGCAAGTCAGAACTTGGTGCGGCCATTGCCCTTTACATGCTTCTTGCAGATGGAGAACCCAATGCAGAAGTGTACGTAGCAGCTTGTGATCGGCAACAGGCCAGCATCATTTTTAACACCAGTATGAACTTTGTGGAAGGGAATCCAACCCTATCAAAAGTGACTAACCTAGTAAGGTCCACCAAGCGAATCACCTACCCAAAGACTGGGAGCTTCTATCAGGTCCTAAGCTCCGATGTTAAATCAAAATCCGGGATCAATGCTTCCTGCGTAATCCTGGATGAGATCTGGACCTACCCGAATCCGGACCTGGCCAAGATGCTGACCACGGGATCCGGTGATGCCAGGACCCAGCCACTATTTTTATACCTTACCACTGCAGGAAATCAGCTCTCCGGCTATGGCTGGGAGATGCATCAAAAGGCAAAGGATATTCTGGAAGGTAAACGAGTGGATCCAACTTTTCTATCCATCATTTATGGACTGGATGATGATGCAGATATTGAAGACGAAAACAACTGGTATAAGGCCAACCCAAGTCTTGGCCATACCATTTCTATAGATCGAGTGAGGGAGCACTATAACCAAGTGAAGGACGATCCGGCAGATCTCGCCTTGTTCAAACAACTGAGGCTCAATATGTGGTTAAAGCAGGAAATCAAATGGATGCCCATGGATAAGTGGGACCTTTGTAATTTCACTGTAGACCCGGAAGAGCTAAAAGGGCGAGTCTGCTTCGGAGGTCTGGACCTTTCCTCCACCAGTGATATCACAGCCTTTGTGCTGGTGTTCCCGCCACTAGAAGAGGGAGACAAGTTTCAGGTGCT